ATTGGCTCTTTCGAGTATTGCTCCCAAAAGTGTCAACTTTTTTCAGTTCAAGTCAACATAACAGTAATCAAGCAAAAGGAATATGGAACAAAACACCGTAAAACTCACCGCGAAAGAGGTCGTTAAAGACCAAATCGCCAGCGCACTCCGGCACATTGACCGCCGCATAGCGGTGATATCGGAGAAGATGAACGCCGACTACCTCCACTTCTTTGAGTGGCAAGCGGAGGAGATGTTCAAGGTTCAAAAACGACGCGCTTTCTTTACCGAATTCACAAAGGTGGTGAAAAGCTTGGACGAGGATGTCGATCTAACCGCGTGGCTGTTTGCAATCGCCAACCGAAAGAGCGGCGAGCTTGTAAGAGGAAGCCTCACACGGAACAGCACCAACCCAATGGCAAATCTCGCACATCTGCTCAATCTTGAAGCGGAGCAGGAGATAATCCGGGAATTGGAAAGTCTGGCACACGTCGCAGAATATTACGGCAAATGCTGACAAAAGAGGAAATCATAGAAGCCCTACAAGGGGTTAAACGCCCCTTGATACAGGCACACAACGATATAGAGGCCGTGGCCAATTTCATAGAGGCTCGCTTGCAGACCGAAAAGGAGTTTGCCGACAGCCGGGTATATGGCACGGTCTGCCACGCCCTCGGAATCTTGGAGGAACAGATAACAAGCATAGGAAACCAAATCACCAAACTCAAAAAATAATGGAACGTAAAAGAATCATCGTAATCACCCCGGAGGAACGCAAGTATCTGCAGAAGATGATCGGCTGCTCAGGCGTAACCGTGTGGGAAGCGGTAAAATACCGCAAAAGTAATGACATACACAAGCGCATCCGCAAGGCAGCGATAGAGCGCGGCAACCCGCAAATGGTAATCGCGCCGGAATTCGACACAATCTATATCACCAACCGCCGAGACGCTGACGAAAAGATGCACCGCTACATGGTGCAGTCTTTTGAGAACGGAGCGACGTTGGAGGGATGCTTCGACACCGGGCTTGTGGTGATACGTGACAAGCGCGGCGAGGTCAGAGGCGAATGGCAAAGCCCGAGGTTAACCGAAATAGCAGCCATACAGGAGGTGGCGATGTCGCTCTGAGGTATGGTCAAGTATTACAATCCTCCAAAGGCCATGTGCACTGCCCAAGAGCTCGCATCTCTGCTATCCCCCGTTGACAGACGCAGAATGGCATATCGGTATTTTGTCCATACCGCTGAAAAACAGAAGCAATCAGACGGGCGAACATATATCGAGGCATTGGCGGCTTCTCTCCGGAACGGAAGAAGTAATCTTCAACCCACAATTCTGAACCGTCTTTTAAGCCTTTGGCGACAGATTCAGAAAGAATGGCAGGTATCGCAGGTGCGTAATACTCGCAGTCTTGAAGATGTGCTATGTTTTTTAGAGTCTCGTGGACTAACGGTCGATTCTGAAACAGTGAGTATCGTCCATAATAGATTACGCAAAAGGCAATCTCCCACGGCTTGATGATAGCGGGCTTTTTCATAAAGAGCGATTAAAGAATTAACGACTACAAAATTACAAAAAATTATGGAGTATTGCGACGGCATTCTTTGCGCAACACACGCCGAACTTACCGACGGCATTATGACAAACGCGGCATTGATGCACGCTTGCCAACGTGATAAGGATCTTCGCGTGAGGCGTGGCTGCAACGGTGTCTCCGCGCTCTATGATATAAACCGACTGTCTGCTGAATATCGCACCGAGGCAAAACGCCGACACGCCGCGACTGAGGCACAGGCAAAGGCGCGGGCATTCATCGACATAATCGTGATAGACCAGAGAGCCGCCACTTACTACGAGGGAGTGAGCATCGAGGGAGCGCGGGGACTGAGCGACGAGAAACGGATGCTCTACACCAACTCAGCCTCCATACTCAACGCTTGCCGTGTGAAACTCATGGAAGCCGAGGCCGAACAGAAAAAAGTCGGCAAGAGCCGCCGGGTAAAGATGAGCGAATTCTGGGCTGCGGTGGCGGCGCACCTGCCCCGCGTGGCCGACATCTACCCGCACAGCCTCCCGGAGAACCCGCGAGTGCTACAGCGCAAATATCAAGAATATTTCAGAGGAGGCCAGCCCAATTACGAGGTGTTGATTTCGGGTAAGTTCCGCAACAAGAACGCCGCGAGGGTTGCGACCCCGGAGCAGGTGGCATGGCTCACCAAATTCTTGGAGCATCATACCAACCTCGACGGACAGGAGGTGGCCGACTACTACAATACGGTATGCGAGGCTTTCGGATGGCCGAAAGTGACGCGCCGGACGATGTTGGTATGGCTGCAGAAACTCGGATGGCTTGTGAACGCCGGACGGCACGGAGCAAAGGAATATATGAACCGCTACGGAATGCAGAACAAACGCTTTGCACCGACCGCGCCGATGCTGTTCTGGTCGCTCGACGGATGGACGGTGGAGCTATACTACAAAAAGCGCACCGAGGGGAAGCGCGGCGGTCGTACCACATACTGCAACCGCATGACGGTGGTAGTGGTACTCGATCCTTTCAACAAATACCCGATAGGCTACGCCACAGGCTATCAAGAAAGCCCGGAACTGATAAAAGCCGCGCTCCGCGATGCGACGAACCACACGGCGCAGCTTTTCGGCCAACGTCTGCGGCCTGTGCAGATACAGAGCGACAACTATCAAATCAAAATCATGCTGCCGACCTATGGCATGGCCGAATATGTAACCCCGGCACAGGTAGGCAACGCAAAGGCCAAGCCGATAGAGCCGTATTTCAGACGGCTCAACCACAAATACGCTAAAAAATGCTCCGGCAACTGGAGCGGCTACGGCATAACCTCCCGCAAGGAGAGCCAGCCCAATATGGAATGGCTCAACGCGCACAAGGGGCAGATACCCGACGAGGCCGGGGTAAGGGCGCAGATAGAATGGATCATCGAATCGGAACGCGCCGCCAAGCGCGAGGAATATGTGGCCGGATTCAGCCGCATACCCGCCGACCGACTTCTGCCGATGCCGATTGAAAGCTACCTGCTGAACTTCGGGCAGGAGACAGGCTACAAGAACACATTGGAGGGCAGCGGCCTCAACGTCCGGCTTCTCGGAGAGCGCAGGACATACGACAGCTTCGACCTCGAATTCAGAAAATACGCACACCTGCGGTGGAGCATCAAATATGACCCCGACAATATGCAAGAGGTCTTGGCCGTGAGCGACGAGGGGGACATCCGCATACTGCTAAAAGAAAAGCACCTGCAGCCGATGGCACTTGCCGACCGCCGTCCCGGAGACGCGGAGGAACTGCAAAAGGTAAAGGACTTCAACGACGAACTGAAACGCACCGTGATAGAATACGACAGGCAAGCCACCGAGATAGCGCGTGAGAGCCTGTTGCGCCACCCCGACCTCGGCAACCCATACATAACAGGCATACTCACCGACAGCCGGGGACAGAACAAAGACCGCAAGAGCCAATACCGCCTCGAATACACAGACGTAACCGAGGAGACCGCATACGAGGAAAGCGCGGGCGCGGGCATAGCCGAATCGACACGCGACCTCTATTGATTAACGGATAATCATAAAACTAATATAGGAAATGAAACAGACAGAAAAAGAAGCCATAGCCGCCAAACTGCGGACGTATGTAGACAGCAAGGAGAGCCAAAACGCCGCCGCCAAATCCCTGCGTGGCGTGAGCGCGGCCACCGTGAGCCAGATACTCAACGGCAACTGGGATCTAATCTCCGACGACATGTGGCGCACGGTAGGCAACCAAATCGGCTATGACCCGCGCAACTGGGTCGTGATAGAGACCGAGGGTTACAGGCGCATGACACAGGTGCTGACCGACGCGCAGCGGCACTCGCTCGTGATGGCCGTTACAGGCGACGCGGGCTGCGGCAAAAGTCAGGCGATAAAGGTATATGCCGGGAGCAACAGAAACGTGATAGCGTTGAGCTGCTCCGAATATTGGAACCGCAAGGAGTTTCTCGGGGAACTGCTGCAGAGCCTCGGCACAGAACCCGGCGGCTCGACGGTGGCCGACATGATGCGCGAGGCCATACGGCAGCTCAAACGCCGCGAGGGGGTTCTGATAGTGTTGGACGAGGCCGACAAACTCTCCGACCAGGTGCTGCACTTCTTCATCACCATATACAACAAACTGGAAGATACCGTGGGAATCGTCCTCTGCGCCACGCAATACCTCAAAAAGCGGATAGAGCGCGGAGTGGTGAACAACCGCAAAGGCTACAAGGAGATATACTCACGCATAGGCCGCAAATTCATACCGATGCCTGTTGTGAACCGGGGCGACATAAAGGCCGTATGCACCGCCAACGGCCTTGAAGACCGCCGGGAGATAGAACGTATCATTGACGATGCCGACAACGACCTGCGGCGCGTAAAACGCCTTGTGTGCGCCCTCAAACTGAAATCAGCCGAGGGTTAAACCCCGGTCAAACACCAATTAAACAATGGCAAAGGCATTAAGCAACCGCAACGTGTGCGACGCGAATTTCAAGGTCGCCGACTTCACCGGGGAGTGGCTCGCCACATTCGGGAAGCCGGAACTGCGCGGCGCGTGGATCATCTTCGGGGAGAGCGGCAGCGGCAAGACCCATTTCGCGCTCTCGCTTCTTGCCTATCTGACGCAGTTTGTAGACAAAGCCGCCTACGACACCATCGAACAGGGCTTGTCGCTATCATTCAAAAACTCTTGGTTAGACGCGAACATGGCCGAGGTCGGCAACAAGGTTGTGGTCTACTCAAAGGAACAGATCCCGGCATTGCGCGAGAGGCTGCGCAAGCGCAAAAGTCCGCAGGTTGTGGTGATAGATTCCATAACCGCGCTTGTGGGGTTCACGCGCAGCACCTTTGCCTCGCTTATGGACGAATTCCCCGACAAACTTTTCATCTTCATCGCCCACGAGGAAAACGGCAAGCCCTATCCGGCGGTGGCGCGGCACGTCCGCAAACTGGCCGAGGTGAAGATCCGCGTGGAGGGTTTCAAGGCATACCCCACGACCCGCTTTGCCACCGCGGAGGGAGGCGGCGAGGAGTTCGTGATATGGCCGGAGGGTGCGGCCAAATACTACGCTCAAATAATAGACAAGGAGACCAACCAATAAAAACGAGATATTATGGCAACAGTTACGGCACAACAGCAGAAGTGGCTGCTTAAAAAATTCCACACGCTCTGCGCCCGGCTCAACATGGACGCGGACATGAAACTGGCTCTTATATCCGGCTACGGCGTGGAGAGCAGCAAGGATCTTACAAACGCGGAACTCTTGGAACTCTGCGACCACCTCAACGAGATACTGAACCCGGAGGATGCTAAAACAGACAAGATGCGCAAGCGCGTGATAGCGGCCATCGGAGGTTGGCTGCGCATGATCGGCAAAGGCGACGAGGGGATAAACTACATAAAAGGCGTGGCGTGTCAAGCGGCAAAGGTGGATAACTTCAACAAGATACCGCTTGAACGCCTCACCACCATCTACAACATGTTCCTGCGCAAACAGAAAGACGCAAAGAGCGTGAACGAGGTGGCCGGGCAGATAGCGTATGAGGCGCGATTCGGTACGGACAGCAATCTTCTGAACTGATATGGGTATGAAAAAAATCTTGTTCAACGATAGATACGGACTTACACAGGCTGTGTTGGACGGTCGTAAGACGCAGACACGGCGAATATGTAAGGAGCAATATTGGGCATTTTCTGACCTCGTAAACGCAAAAAATGGAATATTTCATTTTGAAATCCCCAAATACAGAATCGGCGAGGTGGTTGCCGTTGCACAAAGCTATCAAGATTGTGGTGGCTTTGTGAATGGAATACCCCAATGGGATATAATAGCATCTCAGGTTGGGACTAAAACCCTCGGTTGGGGAAATAAATTATTCGTCCGTGCCGACCTTATGCCCCACCGCATCCGCATAATTAACGTGCGTGTGGAGAGGTTGCAGGATATATCCGATGAGGATGTGGTTAAAGAGGGGTTTTCCATAGAAAATATAAACAATGGATGGGGTAACGCTGCCGGACATTGGGAATACATATTGACCTATCTTGATGGTCTTGGCCGATACAGGCAATTCCGTGATAGATCTGCACAACAAGCCTATGCGTATCTAATGGATCGTATCTCGGGAAATGGGACATGGGAACGCAATCCGTTTGTGTTCATCTATGATTTTGAACTTATAAAATAGAAATTATGGCAACTAAAATCAAAATAACACTGGAGGATCGCGGGCAGGATTTCACGACCCTATACACCGACGAGCAGGGCATTGTAACGGATGCACAGCCATTCCAAGCCCGGACATGGCGCGGAGCAATAATCCCGGTATATGACCCCGAAATGTTCAAGGTTGGCGAGCGTCTGCCTATACATCACCCGCCACACATAGAGTATGGCTTCCTACGCTATAAAATCCAAAAAATAGAATATCTCTACAATGAGCCGCAAAGCACTTGAAAACGAGATAACCTCACACATCACCGAGGTAACGAGCAGCCTTGAGATGGCCGAATACGCAGCCCTTATGCGGTGGCTTTCGGACTGGGCGCACGAAAAGGCAGAACTCGCCGATTACCTGCCCGACTTTGACTGCGAAGAAGAATAACAACCATCAATAAAAAAATAATATGACAGTAATCGAAAAGCAGTACATGGACGCGGTAATAGCGATGAACCGCAAAATGGCAGATCAGAACAAAGTGGACTGGGAACGCTACCGCATGGACGCAGCCCAAAATGTGGCAACCTACTGCATGGGGCTGTATCTTACCAACCGGGAAAGCGACAGACCTACCTATGCGGAAGTTGCGGAAGTCGCTGTAAAAATGGCTAACGCTCTCGTGACAGAGCTGCAAAACAATCCTCTAAACACGAAAAACGACGGAAATGGATAAAGAGCGATTCGAAGCAGTATGCAATGCTTACAAAGCAATGTATTTCAGCGCAAAAAACGATAAAGAGCGCAAGGATAGAATCAACTCGTTCCGCGCCGGACAAATCAAAATATCAAAGAGATAATCACCCATCATTTAATCACCATTAAAACAACAGACAAATGGCAAAAAGAGAAAAGAAAACAATCATCAGCGGCGTAAGTCGCGAGGCGATGGAGGACGCTTTCAGAGCATACGCCGACGCCGACGCAAAGCAGCGATCACTCACCGCCGAAATGGACGGCAAACTCGTGGAAATCCGCGAGGACTACGCCGACCGACTGGCCGAACTCGACGCGGAGAAAAAGGCCGCATTCGAGAAAATGCAGGTGTTCGCGGTAGAGAACCGCGAGGAACTGTTCACCAAGCGCAAGAGCATGGAGACCACGCACGGCATCCTCGGCTTCCGCACAGGCAATCCCAAGCTGAAAGCCCGCAAGGGCATGACGTGGGCAGGGATTCTCGAACTGCTCAAAATCAAAGGCAAGAACTACGTGCGCATGGTCGAGGAGGTGGCAAAGGACAAACTCCTTGCCGAGCGCGACCTTGACGAATGCAAGGTAGTAATGGAAGCCTGCTGCATCGACGTGGTGCAGGACGAGACATTCTTTGTAGAACCTAAATCGGAGGGATAGCCTTATGGGAAAGCGCACGGAGTTTGCCCGCGACACCATAGAGGTGTGTCGCAACTGCAAGGCAGAGGGTTCAGTCTACGGACGCACCGAGGACGGACGCAGCCACGTCCGGGAAATCTGCCCGGTATGTTGCGGATCGGGACTTGTGAGAAAACATATAGAGGGGTTCGTGGCGGTCGAGCCACACAACAAAACCACAGCAAGGCCATGAAAAGAAGCGCGCCCGCCGCAAGGATAAATCGCTTGACAACGGGCAACACCGTGGAACGTGTTGCAAAGATAGCGGTTAAATTCTTAACATGGCGACAAAACCTCACAAAAATACACTCCTGCGCATACAGCACGTCTGCGACATCACCCGCGAGCATTACGAGGAGGGCAACCTTGCGAAATGCTACAAACAGGTGTGGAGGCATTTTGTGTACCCTGTCTATCCGATGTGTTACCACACGTTCCTCAGCTATCTTCGGCGTGGGCTGGAGGGATTCTCCGACAAGCCCCGCGACACACAGCCCTCCCTATTCGACGACATAGACATGGGGGAATGAAAGCGACACCGCCCGCAGAACCGAAACTGCGGGCGGTGTTGTGTCTATACCATCTCCTCGGAGAAAGCGTCGGCGAAGATGTCGCCTGTGTCAAGGGTAACATTGCGCGGTGTGAGAATGTAGCCGTCATCGACGGAGGCCGAACAGTCTATGCAGTGGGTTCGCCACTCCTCCAAATCCTCGCATATCTGCTCATGGTTATGGTCGGTGTCCGAGCCGGAATATTGGAACTGCGAGAAACTGCGTCCCTGTTCGTCCGCGCCACCCGAAAAGCCGTTCAAGGCGAGTTTGACGGCGCGGATCAGCCGGAAGCGGCGCAGAGCCTCGTCGCGGTAAGGCGTGTCGGTCTGCGCGAGCGTGGCCGTTACGAAATGCAGCCTCACCGTCATATCGCCATGCACCGCACCGCGAGAGAGCGGCGACCACAGCACCGGGAGAAACTCCACGAAGATTCCCGGCGGGTTGAACGGACGCATCTGCGTGAGACGTGCCGTATTCTCGTTCCACAGGCCGACATGGTTAATGGCCGGAACTCCCGGCATTTTATCGTTTTGGCCGCGTTTCGGGCGGCAGTAGACATATTTATCATCCACGAGACGGACACGCGACAGACGCGCCTCCAAGTCGGTAAAAATGCGTAATCTCATATTATTGTCGGTTAAAATCGTCGGCAAGGCGTTGCGAGAACTCCTGCAGCCGTTTGAAAACAATGTCGCCGAGGGCTTGCTGCACCTTTTCGTGGTCGCCTATGAACTGGCGTTGCGGCATATTCATCTGCCGGGAATGTGAGCGCACCGTGTAGGTGTTCCCGGTCTTCTTAGACGTGCGCGAGTGAGAGCGCACGGTAACGGCGAAATTGCCGCCCTCGTTGTGCAGGGCAGTATATGGTCGGTCGGAGGTGAAGACCACGGCCATTCCCCGAATCATAGAGCGGATGGAGCGTCTCATCGCCCCGGTAACGATAAGGATAGAGCCGCGTCCGCGTTTGTTGGTCTTGCTCGCCTTTGTCGCCACCCACTTCTCGCCGAAGAAACCCTGCTGCCGGAAATTGTCCTTGAACAGCTCCGTGAGCTTCACGCGGGCATCGCGCAGAATATCATCGTAAATGTTGCGTGGCATGGCGGCGGAGATTTAATCGGCGAGATTCAGAAACAGCAGGGAGATAAGGCCGAGTTTGACCTGCATACGGTCGGACTTGTCCTCTATCTTCTGAAAATCTATCTTTGAGGGAGCGGCCTTGACCTGCTCCCATCTCTCCGGGGTCAATTCCTCGCCGAGACACATAAGGGCTGCGGCGACATCGGTCTGCGAGAACTCGGCTGTAACTGTAATTTTTTCGTCCATTTTGTTGAAAGTGTTGGGGTTTATTTTGTTGTATGAAAAAGAATGTCTATCTTTGCAATCCCATAGGAGGCCGCTGTGGGTTCTTTCGAGGAGGCGGCAACCTGCCCGCGCTGCGGGCTTTTTTTATGCCTATACATCATGTCGGCGAATATCTGCCGAGCCGTCCTCCTTTCGCACCACACAGACAATATGCTTTACCTGTAAATGTCGTGTCTGCCGTTTAAGCCATTTAACGCCGTTGGTAATTTTGCTTGGATGGTACATACTGCCGTCATGGAAATAGAGGCACACGGTATCGGCGGCAATACGGACATCAGAGCGGGCATTATATCTCGCAAGCTGCTTGTTCTTATCCCGGAGCGCAGAGCCATAATGCCTTTTTTTCGATGTTATAGAGCGAATATCCATCATCACGCCGTCGAGCTGCATATCAAGAGCCGGGAGCGTCCGACCCTTTTTCTTCTTGCTCTCATCGCACAGGATAGCCGAATGGCCGCTTTGGAACAGAAGCCGCTGCACCTCGTTTTCAAGATCCGCGCCTGTCATGCCCCACCGCAGAACCTGCGCATTGTTTGAGGTGGTGTTATGCCCCACATGGGCGGCGGTCATGCCGCCGGACACCGGGTCATACTCCACACCCCGATACTTGCTGTCCTTTGAAAGGCGGTCATAGAGCCGCTTTGCCTCGACCCTGCGCTGCTGCTCGTGAACGACACGGCAGACCCGGCACTGTTCACGCTTGGGGTCGTAAGCAAGATTGAGGCGACCGCAGCAAGAACCGCACCCTTTGGGGAGGTATGGATGTTTCTTGGGGAACAGTGTCAACTCGCGTCCGGCATTGTAACGGAACATCCGGGCTTTCGGCTCATCGGTGCAAGCGTCTCCGGCGGCTTTGGCCGTCTCCGGGTCGGACATCGGGTAATCATCGCGCAGCACCTGATCCACGTCGCAGCGGCAATTCCAACCATTCGGCGGCAGATAGTCGCGCCAAAACGGGTCAGACGGCGGGAGCGTGATATTGTCGAGCGCGGCGTGTTCCGAGCGCACCCTTTCATCCCCTGCGGTACGGTATTGCAGGTTGTAGCGGTCGCCGTCGGCCACGAAATCGTGCCATTTAACGGCCATCTGCGAGGTGTGGACGGCATGGTTATACTCGGCATAGAGATAGTTGGTGTTATACCGGGCATCAATGGCCTCCACGTCCTTGCGGAACGTGTCGAAAGGCTTCACATGGCCGTCCGCATCGGTGAGTGCGAGGCCGACCTCCGAGAGTGAATGGTAGGTCTTGAAGCCGGAGAATATGAAAGCGTTGTTTTGGAGCGCGGCGGTCAGTTCCGGCGGGGTCTCGGTATTGATGGCCGTATCGACGGCGCGGTTAAGCGCGTTGTACGTCTCCTCGACGAGCGGTCGCACGGCGGGGTCGGCAAGCATATCCGGGGAGAAGCCGCCACGAGCGAAGACCTCGCGCACGGCGCGGTCGAACACATCGCGGTTGAACTCCACACGTCCGACACCCCCGGCGAGTGCAAGCACCTGCGGCTCGTAAAGGGTGGTTAACGCTTGATTAAACAGGCGGTAATGGTCGGCTTTTTCTTTTTGTCTGTCTCGGGGCTTGGCCTCCTGTTTTTCGGAATCCTCACCCCCTACTCGAAAAAAGAGCCGGAAGACTGTTTTACGCCGAGAATCGGGATTTTGTATTTTTCAGTGAAATACTGCGGGTCGATGTCGAAGAACTGCAAGAGCATACGTTCCAGTTCGCGCTGCTCCGCCGGTGAGTATGTGGCCGCATCGTCCCACTTGAACGTAAGCCCGGTAAGGGGGAATCCGAGGCGGATCATTTTCGGAATAAGGTCGTCATTGATAACGTATGCTATCAGCTTGGCATCGGCGGCACATAGATTCTCGAACACTTCAAGATGCGTCTCTGACTGCGATTTTGAGGAACCGTCGTCAACGGTCATGGTCTGTCCGACCACGCCTTTTGACATCTCGGAGTTGGCACGGTCAATGCGTTTGTCGTAGACATTATAAGCGTCGCCACGCGAAGATTCCTTTATGTCTATTGTCGTACCCTCCGGGAACAACGCCCATCCCGCCGCGCCCATCTCCTCGAGCATCACCTCAATCTGCTTGCGGTCGGCGGGGTTCTGCGAGGTGGTAGTTCCCACACGCATAGGCATACCGAAAATCTCGCCGAACACGTCCCAATAGGAGGTCATGTTCTTTTTGGATAACGCGTGGGGAGCGCATTTCAGCAACAGGCCGAGGTTGCGGCTCTCGCCGACCTCCACACACCAGTCGGCCAATGCGCCCTCGCGGTACGGAATGCCCTGCTGCGGGGAATCGGAGCGGTCGCGGAGCAGCACACCATACTCCGGGCATACGTGGTCTCGCGGCACCAGTTCCACGTCGGAGAACTTCATCACGCCGTTAGCGTCGGTAATCACGTCGCCCAACTGGATAAGGGAATGCCCCCACGCGATAGATTCAAGAGCATTGAGCAGGAAATGGTAGAACCACTTGCTCTCAAAGATTTTCGCCGCGTCCTCGTTCTCGTTGCCCGCATCGTCCGTAAGTACAAAGGCTTTGAGCAGCGTCTTGTGGTAGCGTTGAGTGAAGCAGCCTGTGAGGTGCATATCAATAAGCGCGTCGGTATAGATGGAATACAACGCTCCGCGCTTGGGGTTCTCGATGTTGAGAGCCATAGCCCACGCCCGCCGCCACCGGGCAACGTCCTGTTTGGTGAGGCTCTGCGTCTGTTGGTTGAGCATCATCACGAGGCTTTTTCGCTTCTTCATGCTGCCGCCGCGCTCGTTGTTGCGGCGAGCGGCGAGGCGTATTGATTCGAGCGACCTCTGCGAGGCGTATCTGTTTTTTGCCATTTTATCAGTGTTTAATCTTGTCGTCAATCATGTTTGAATAATCCTCGGAAGTGAGGCCGGAGAGCGCGGTGGAAATATTGGCCTTGTAGGTCGCTCCGCCGTCCTGTGGAGCGACAGCCGAGGATTTGAGCGCGTTAATGATAGCGTCGATTCTCGCCTTGCAGATGTTAAGCTGCTTCTGTAGTTCGGTGGCGTTTGCCGTTGTCTCGCTGCCGCCGTTCCATACCGACACGCCTTTCTTCATTTCAAGGGTCGTTCCGTCTATGTCTATTTTGAGGTTGTCGGCGGTGAGCGTGGCCGAGCCTTTCTGAGTTTTCAACACCACGGAATTGTCCTCGACGGTAGCCTCGGTGTCGCCGATGGTGATAACGGACTTTGTTATTTCCATCGCAAGCACCACTACGGCCACGGCGGGATTGAGGAAACCCACCACGACTTCAGAACCGACTGCCGGGAACGACACGAGGCCGACCGTCTGATTCTGATCCGCCTGTAAATTCACGGCGAGGAGCGGCGCACCCTCGTTAATGGGAGTGCAGTCGATAGTCCGGGCATCTTCGTCCACCGCGTCCACGGTGCAGACGGTGAGATACATTTCAGAGCCGGACAGGGCAAGCTGTCTTATCGCGTTTCTAATATCCATCACTCTGCCGCCCTCGCGCCGAGGGTAATGTCCTGCCGGAAGCCGGAGCTGCCGTATGTTATGGTATTCTTATGGACTTGGTACTTGCCCTTGCGCTCACCGTCGATCTTAATGCCTATCACGTCGAGGACATCAAGCAGCACATGACCGAAAGTCTGAAAAGACCCGGTAAGGCCGTCGCGTTTGAGACGCTCCAACTCCTGCTCACCCCACGCCTTTGCCTCGGCCTCGGTCTTACCGTAACAGTGCAGGGTGCGTTTTTCTCCGTCCGGATCGCCAATCTCCACCTTGATTTTCTTTTTGTTGTCGGGTTGTAGGCTAACCACTTTCAGCTTAATTTTCACGTCCTCGGCTTTCTGTTCGTCAAGGCTGCTGTCCGAAATGATGTTTACCCCTGTGGCGAATACCTGCCGCATCTCGTTGCCGTGGTCGAAAAGCACACCGCAATAAAGGACAGGCTTGCCGTCTTCAAGACGGAAGAAAGTGCGGATGTTGTTCTCTTTGAGGTGAGCGAGCAACTCGGCCACGTTCTCAAAATTCACGCGGTACTGCCCGATGTTCTGCTCGCCGAGAACCTTTATGTCGTATGGCAAGCCCTGTTCTTTGAGCAGCGTATGAATATCTACGTTCTTGTAGGACTTCTTCACGCAGGGGGTCTGTTTGAGCATAAACATCTCGTCCTCGCAGAAAATCTCAATCGGGGCTTTGAAACCCTTGCGCAGCACATATCCTGTAAAGGCGAGTTGGAGGTTGTCATCATAGCCAAGCCACACGGAGATTTTGTCGCCGCGCTTTATGGGGTTTGAGGTCTCGCCTTTCCATTTTACCTTTCGGGGGAGAATGAGCTTGCAGGTGGTGGTGAGAGCCTCGCTGTCGCGCACGATCTCGCAAGCCGTGATTTTCTCAAAGACCCACGTCTTATCACCCTTAATCTCTATTTTCGCACAGAGTTTTAACATCGTTCAAATGCTGATTAAACAGTGGTTTACAAATCACCAGTCATAGCCGTTCTTCTTCATGCTGCCGTAACGCATCGGATTACCTCCGAGGCCGCTGTCCGGGTCGCCGCCGTCGGGATATTCGGGGAACTCCGGCGTAAAATTGCCTTTCTGAATATCCTTTAAGCGGGATATGGCATTGTCGTAAAGCGTCTGTCGCATCTCGCTTCCCAACATGCCGGGCAACCATTGGCCGAGCCACCACAGCGCGATTGATACAGTGAGCTGCACGAGCAGGGGGTTACGCTGAATGTCGGTCTTTGAATAGGCCGCGTCTATGTCATATCTGGTGCGGACATATCCGGCGACTTCCTCCATAGCCGTGCGCTCGGCCTGTCGGCGTATATCCTCGGAGGACTGGCAGATAATTTCAAGGTCGGACGGGCAGGTAACTACCCGGTAATCGTCGTTGGTAAGAAAAGACATCGGAGCAGGGATTAGACGGTTCTGTAAATCGCGATGGCCTCTATGTCTGCGGCGGTAACTCCTTTGCGGTAGACACCCTCGCGCACAAGCCGCTTGATATGCTGCTTGCTCACGACCACAGGGCGACCGTTAAGGTTAATGACAAGATGCTTCTGCCCGGAGACGGCGCGTCGGCGGTCGGCCTCGCGTCGGCAATGGCGCAGACGGCAGTCGAAAACGACCGCACGGAAATAGGTCTTGATGTTTTTGAATAACTTCATATCTGAAAAGGTTTGAAGATTTACCATGAATTTTTAGGGGCTTTGCGGCGACCCACGGAGGGCTTGAACCTCTGCTGCCGGGTAAGCCCCTGCAGAATGAAAATCGCTCCCTCGTCGGCATCCGGGCCGTCGTCGTGTCCCGACATGCCACGCTCACAGGAGAGCGTCTGGTCTATGCCTGTGCGCATATCCGGGTCATTCTTCATGCGCAGGTTGTAATAGACGTGGCCGTGTTCCCACAGCGGGGAAATGGCCTCTATTCTTTGGAACTTGTCGGGCTTCTTGCGCGTGTCCCCGAAGATGGGGAGCTGATAGCCTCTTTCGTTTCCCTCGCGCACGAACTCGTCAAGGAGGATCTGTTGGAGGAAGTTGGCCTCTATGTAGTAGGAGCAAACGGCGTTGGCCGCTACAATCTTCTCGTGGAGGTCATAGAACCAACCGACCATTTCGGCCACGGAACATTGGCGGACGAAAGCCGCGAGGCAATGCAGATCCGTCCCTGTCTTGCCCCACAGCTTTATGGCCTTGTAGTCGTTGCGGGTGGTGGACTTGAAAGAGGGGTCGCAATAGCACACGAGATAGTCGTACTTGGCGAGACGGAGCGGTCTGCACCAACGTATCCAGTCGTTGCGGAAGATGCTGCCCTCCGTGATGGGGTTGTTCATCTTCTCGCGTTGGAACGAGATATATCCCATGAACCGTTCCTCGGCGCGTATCTCCTCGATAGTCCACTTTGCCGCCCACGACGGTTTGCCGTTTTTGTCGATGGCATTGACCTTAGAGACCACCACGCCGTCGGAAGCCATGAAGTTGGCGAGAACCGAGTTTTTGCCGATAAGGTTGCCGACCATGCAGAAACGGCCACGGCCACCGTCGAGCGTGCCGAACAGGGCTTCTTTTACCCACTTTGTGAGCCGCGCCACGCGGTCGGGGTTGTTTACAAGTTCGTCGTCGTCGAGGTCATCTATCACGATATAGTCCGGGCGGTACTTCTTGTAACGAAGACCACGCGGCGACTGGCCGCGACCGCGAGCGAAGAAAGCGCGACCGTCGGCGGTTACGAACTTTCCTGTCTCCCACGACCCTGTAACTTTCTGCACCCCGAAGTCGGATATATAGCGTTGGTTGAACTCGAACTCCGCCTGTATGTCGCCGAGGAGCGTCTCTGCATTGTCCTTGCTCTTGCCGACAAGCACCATGAGGTGCAGTTTTTTGAGGGCTTTGAGATACATGGGAATGCCCACATCGAAATGGACGGACTTCGCGTGGCCTCGCGCCCACTGCGCGGCATATTGGATTGTAGGATGGTCGCGGAGCGTGTGCGCCGCCTTTATCTGAAACGGTGCGCAGTCGGTATGCTTCCCGGTCTCCTCGTCGTCGCAGTAGTGCGCGAGGTAGTAGGAGAAGAAACGGCCATAGTCCGCGAGGAGATACGCGATGCGTTTCTCCTTTTGCGCCGGGGTCTCCCGGACAGACACGACGGATCGCGTCTGCACGGTCTCGCACCATTGCTTCCACTGTTCAATCGCTTCCTTGCGGGTCTGTGTGGTGTGCCGTGCCATATTACGCTACCTTGCTGCCGAGCAGTTCGAGGATATACTTGTTCTGATACTTGTTCACCATCTTGCGGAACTCGGCGGTAATCTCCGGGTCGGTCTCCGCCTGATATTCGAGCCACTTGCCGAAAGCGATAAAGCACTCTATGAAATCGACCGCCGAAGCCTCCTTGTCGAGCCTTTCAATGGTAGCGGACAGTTTCACAAGCTGATCCACTACCTTGCCGGACTTGGAAATGTCGAGGTCGCGCAGTTCGTCTATTTTGTCCTTTATAGCAGACAGCAACTCATTTTGGAGGCTCTTTCGGGTAATTGTCATCGCGGCGCGTTTCTCGCCCCAACAACCGTCCTTTGCCCACTTGCCGATGGTATTGGCCGACACGCCTACTTTCTCGGCGATGGAGTTTTGCGGCATACCCTGCATGAAAAGAGCCTCGGCGAACTCTTTCTTATCCGTTGAAACCTTGTTTGCCATTCATAACTGAATCTTTTGAAATGTGGTTTGATATGATTTTATGGTGCAAAATTGGTACAAACGGGCGGCGCGTGAAAATAGAGTGTAAAAACTTTACACTCTGTTTTGCAGGGCTGTAAACCCTCCCCAACTTTGCACCGTAAAACCACATCGCGGAGTGGAGCAGCCCGGTAGCTCGCGAGGTTCATTCCCTCGAGGTCGCAGGTTCGAATCCTGCCTCCGCCACAACCCCCTTTTGCGACCCGTCGGCGCGGCGGCACAGGGTTTTCACACAGTGAAGTGCCACACAAGCCGCGCCGACATTTTTTCATCATTATCACGCCAATGCCGAAAGAAGCAATCATATCGACCCCGCGCCTCAACAGTTACGGCGCAAGGGTTCTGACCGAGGGCATAGACCTCACGCAATACCAAAAGAACCCGGTACTCCTATATATGCACCGACGCGGGCGCAAGGAGGATATGCCGATAGGGATCATGGAGAATGTGCGCGTGGAGGGGGATACGCTCTACGGCACGCCTAAATTCGACGACGACACCGAGGACGAGCGCAACATCTCGAAGAAATGGGAGCGCGGCACGCTGCGTATGCTCTCCGCCGGGCTTGACATCATGGAATGGAGCGAAGACCCCACGCTTCTTGTGGCCGGACAGACGCGCCCGACCGTAACCAAAAGCAAACTCATAGAGGTGTCGGTGGTGGATATAGGCGCGAATGACGATGCGCTGCAGGTCGGCCTATATCACGAGGGGAAACTGCTCACCCTCGCCGCCGGGGAGGAAAGCGACCACCTGCCGCTTCTGAACCTCACCGTACACGAAGAAAAGACAGAACAACCCCCAAATAACAACATCAAAAAGAACATGGAAAAGATCCTTTTTAAACTCGGCCTCGCGCCCAACGCCACCGAGGACGAAGCAGTGGCCGCAATCACAAAATTACAGGAAGACAAGGCCGCTATGACCCTCGCCCGCATCACCGACGCTGTAGACACGGCAATCAAGGAAAAACGCCTCACCCCTGACAAGAAAGAGAAATACATCGTGCTGGGCAAAAACGTCGGCCTTGACACCCTCAACACGCTCCTTGACGACATGCAGCCCGCACAGAAGCCCCTCGACCTCGTGCGTCCCGCCGGAGGCGGCACAGCCCCCACCGCGACCCTTACATGGGACAAGGCAACCCCCGAACAGCTTGCCGACCTGCGCGACAATAACCGCGAGGAGTATGCCCGGCTCTACAAGGAGTATTTCGGTTTCGCACCCAAATTCAACTGACATCAACTCAACAAACATTTTCAATCAACAAAAGACGAATGAAAAGATTTCTTCTCGCCCTTATGGGCATGATTATCGGAGTGACGCTGACCTCCGCAATGGGCGCGACCCTCGGTGTGGCCGTGGGTGTCTCGCCGCTCGCCGGAGCATTGACGCTCAACGGCGTTGCGGTAGGCACGTCGCTCATGGGCGGTCTCGCACCCGCCAACGCGCTCCGCGCCGGGCTTTATCCCGAAGTGTGGACAGGCGAACTTGTGAAAGCGTTCCGCTCCGCTGCCGCCGCAATCGGATGGTACAACAAAATCCGCAGCTACGACCAGTATGTAGAAAAGGACGCGATCCACATGGTCGATGTCGGAGTAGACCCCGAAGTGCTTGTGAACAACTCTTCCTACCCGTTGGAGGTGGAGACGCTCCCCGACGGCGACATCACCGTGCGCCTCGACAAATACCAGAGCAAGCCCACCCGCATCACCGACGACGAACTCCACGCGCTCGGCCACGACAAGATGGCTTCCGTCATAGAACGCCACAAAGAGGCATTCGACGAAGTGAGGTTCAGCCGCGCAATCCACTCCCTTGCTCCGGCGGAGCATACGGCCAAGACCCCGGTGCTGCTCACCACAGGCGAGGTGGACGGCGACCGCAAGCGACTGACGCGCCGCGACATCATCGCGCTCAAAAAGGCATTCGACAAGGCCAAGATACCCGCCGAGGGTCGAATGCTCGTGCTTTGCGCCGACCATGTAGCCGACCTGCTGGAGCAGGATCAGAAGTTTGCGGCGCAGTATTACAACTACGAGAGCGGCGCGATCAACCGTATGTACGGCTTCGAGGTGTATGAATACGACGCATGTCCCTACTACAACACCTCCACCAAGAAGAAACTGGCCTACGGCGCAGTCCCCGCGACGGCCACCGACCGTCAATGCTCCGTGGCTTTCTCGCTGAAACGCGCAATGAAAGCCAACGGATCGACGAAAACCTACCTGCAGGAAGCTGCCGCCAACCCCACGACACAGGAAAACCTGTTCTCTATGCGCACATACACAATCTGTCTCCCGACAAAGGCCGAGGGTCTCGGCGCGATCGTGAGCGCACTCAAAGCGTAAGCCCGCATGAAAAAAGCACTCAAATATCTCGTTATCCACTGCACCGCCACCCCGGAGGGACACGACGTGTCATCCGCCGACATCCGGCGGATGCACACCGCACCCAAATCGGCGGGCGGTCGCGGGTGGAAACAGGTCGGTTATACAGACCTTATCCGGCTCGACGGCACAGTTGAACGTCTCGTGAACAACAACGAGGACGCATGGGTAGATCCGTGGGAAATCACCAACGGCGCGACAGGCTACAACTCCGTAAGCCGCCATATAGTCTATGCCGGAGGCTGCGACAAGGGCATGAAACCCAAAGACACCCGCACAGACGCGCAGAAAAGCGCGATGGCAGAATATGTGCGCGACTTCCACTCCAAGCACCCCAATGTGAAAATCATCGGCCACCGCGACCTCTCGCCCGACCTCAACGGGAACGGCGTGATAGAGCCTTTCGAGTTTATGAAAGCCTGTCCGAGTTTCGACGTGGCCGCATGGCTCAAAGAGATAGGCATAACACAGTAACAACCCCACTGAATGACTGAAACAATCCTTGCCGCAGCGGTGGCGATCATCACCGCGCCGCTCTCGGCACTGCTGACGGCCATATTCCTGCGCTCCAAGCACAACGCGGAAGTAGACAAACTCCGCGCCGAGGTGAAACAGACCCTCGCCGACGTGCGCGGGCGAGAACTCGACAACGACAAAAAGGCCATACAGATGATTATGGAACTGGTGGTCGAGCCGCTGCGCAAGGATATGGTTCAGTTGCAGGAAAAAGTAGACACCCTCACGAATGCTATTGAAAAAGTCAATTCTTGCCCTCACGCTGACAACTGCCCTGTCAGCCACGAGCTGCGCCGCGCCAAAAAAGACGATGCAGGAGCAGCGGGAACAAACGCACTCGTCGCTGTCGCAGACGGCCACGGCGGAGAGCCACCGGGAGGACAGCGCGGCAATCAGCACGGAGCGGCTTCTGAATGAACTGCTCACGGCATGGCTGCAGAGGGTCGAGACAAGGGACGAGGCCACAGAGCGCGTAACCGAGATTTTCGACACGTCGCAGCCGCCGGACAGCACCACTGGCACACCGCCGCTGTCTGCCCGCATCCGGGAGAGGCACGAGGCCAGGAGCCGGAGCGACAGCCGGGCAAAGGTTGAGGCCGCAAAAAGCGACAGCACCGCCACGGAGTGCGAGGCGCACTCCCGAACCGACACCGCCGAGGCCACGCAGACTGAGGCCAAAACGTCCGGGGAGAGCGAGACCGAAAGCCGGGAGGAAAAAGGCGGCAACAAAGCCCTCGTGTGGGTCTCCATAGCCCTGTCGCTCTTATCACTCGCGGTCATCGCCATAGTTATCAAACACCGTTCAAACAGACATTAAACACCATACGACAATGGCAAAAAAGACAAAAGAAACAGAAAAATCCACGGCAACGGTGGCCGCGAAAGCCGCCGCCAGGATAGCCGAGGAGACCCTGCGCCTCAATCCCGACATAAACGAGGTACACGTAACCTCTGACGGCACGGCGTTCTACACCCGCAACGACGCGCAGAACCACGCCAACTCCCTGCCCAACCGCGAGGTGTACTCCACCAACCGCAGGACTGCCGCGCTGAAAGCCGCAGCAGCAAAGAGCAAGGCCGACACCGCCGAGCCTGCCGCACCCTCCGACACCGAGCCGGAGGTGGACGAACTGACCGGGGAGGCAGTGAATGATACCGACAACGAACCCGCCAACACCGACGAATAATGCAGAATCTCACCATTACCCGGACAAACGGCAACATCGTGCGCTCGCTCGCGGGTGAAGACCACATAAGCGGCCTCGTGTTCTACTCGGCAACCCTGCCGACGGCCACCGAGGGCGTGGACGGCTTCACTGCAACAGAGCGCATCCACGCCATATCATCGCCGGAGACCGCCGAGAAATACGGCATCACCGCCGACGCGGAGGCATGGGAGACAAGGGTGCTTCACTACACCCTCGCCTCGATATTCAACATGAATCCCGGCGTGAGCCTGTATGTGGGCATCTTCAAGCCCGCCGCCGGAGCAAACGCCTTTTCGGAAATCAAGCAGATACAGAACCATGCCGGAGGCCGTCTGCGGCAGGTGGGCGTGTGGAACGGCGCGGTGGAGCTGAGCGACACCCTCGTCAACTCCCTGCAATCGGTACGCACCACGCTTGAAGCGCAGAACAAACCGCTGTCGATACTCTACGCGCCGAAAGTCTCCGACGTTACCGCGCTCCCCTCAGACCTCGCAAAGATCGGACGCAACGGCGTGTCGGTCATCATCGGACAGGACGGCGCGGGAGTGGCCGACGAGCTCTACCGCGACGCGGCCAACGCCGCCAAAGCGAGCGTGTCGGCACTCGGCGACGCACTCGGCGCGGTGAGCAAGGCAAAGGTACACGAGAGCATCGCGTGGGTGGAATCGTTCCCGACGAACATAGCAGTGGCCGCTTTCGGCGACGGCAAGAAACTGCGCGATCTCGACGACGAAGTTATAAAAACGCTCGACAACTCGCGCTACATTTTCCTGCGCACCTACGACGGCCTCGCCGGGTGCTTCTTCAACGACAACCACACCCTCGACATTCCTACAAGCGACTACGCCTATATCAACGACGTGCGCACGATGGACAAGGCCGTGCGCGGTGTGCGCACCTACCTGCTGCCCAAACTCGGACGGCCTATGAAAGTGGACGCGGACACTGGGAAACTGGAGCGCACGGCGGTGGAGCATCTCATCACCACAGGCAACAAGGCACTGGAGGAGATGGCAAAGGCCGGGGAGCTGAGCGGCTACCGCTTCGACATAGACCCCGACCAGAACATACTCGCCACCTCGCGTGTGCGGGGAGTGATAAAGAACGTGGCCGTGGGAGTTATGCGCAACCTCGACCTTGAAATAGGTTACGCCACAAGTGTATAACCATTAACGCGACAAAAGAATGAACACATTGGACGCGGCCTATAACGGAATCCCGCTTATCAACGGCGAGGAATATTCGTGGGGCAACATCAAGACCTGCATAAACGGCATCGTCGTAACCGGGATCACCGCGATAGCCTACGGCGACAAACAGGACATGCAGAACAACTACGGCGCGGGGAGACACCCGGTAAGCCGCAGCTACGGACGCATAACCCCCTCGGCGAAAATCACGCTCTATATGAGCGAGGTTGTGGCGATTTCGCGCACCTCCCCGACCGGGCGAATGCAGGACATCGCGCCTTTCGACATCGAGGTGGCCTATCTTCCCCCCAACGGCATCATCGTGATAGACAAGATCCGCAACTGCCAGTTCACGGAAAACAAACGCGACTGGAAAGAGGGCGACATGAACCAACAGGTGGAACTTGAACTGCTCCCCGGCAACATCGAATACGGCAAGCCCGACGGCGTTTAACCGCCCTTTAACCAATCATCAAACATAATTCAAACCGATATGGATAACAAGACAATCGACATCAACACAGAGAATTTCAAAGTAGTCAACGGAGACATCACCGAGGAGCAGATAGCCACGTGGAAAGGGAAGTATGGCCGCGTGGTGGAGGTAGAAGTGGCCGACACCGACTTCGAGGAACTGCACCGGGGCTATTTCCACCGTCCCGACATGCAGACCATGCAGGCTTTCTCGGCGACGGCCAAGCAGAACGAGGTGAGAGCCGCCGAGGTGCTTTTCGACAACTGCTGGCTCGGCGGGTCGCCGCTGATGAAGACCGACGCGGTCTACAAGATGCAGGCGACCGGGGAACTGCAGAACATCTTCGGGAAGTGCGTGTCTAAGCTAAAAAACTTGTAGAGGCGCACCAACTCTCCGGGGGCGTGGAGGACGACGACCCCGGAGAGATAGCGAAAGGGTGCGCCTTGATCCGCGCCAACTTCGGGACAGACCCGGAGACACTCACCGACGAAAGGTGGGCTATGCTGTTCCAACAGGCCGTGTGGCTGGAAAACTTCCGTCTTGAAAACATGGCAAGAATCCTCGCAAAATTATTCTCACCCGCAGATGCCGAATTATAGTGCCAATGAGAGCAGAAGCAAAATTCATTTTGATTATGCCGAATGCAGCCTATAATGCAAAGCCACCTTTGAATGAGCAATTACAACTTCAATTACGCTTTCAACATAAGCGGCAACTGCAATGCCGTGGTTGCCGAGATTTCGGGAGGTGTCGAGAACCTCCAAAGGAATCTCCGTGCGACCACGTCGCTGTGGGACACATTCGAGGGGAAGATACTCGCGCTTAACCAGTTCACGCAGTATGTCGGCAATCTTAGCCAAAGCCTGAACGAGACGCTCTCACCGGGCGCGGCACTTAATGCGTCGCTCGCGGAGTTGCAAGCAATATCCGGCGCGGCCGGAGAGGAACTTGCCATTGTTGAAAAATACGCCCGCTCCTCTGCAAAGGAATTCGGAATCTCTGCCGCCGGATCGGTGGAATCCTACAAACTGCTGCTGTCGCAGCTTTCGCCGGAGCTCACCAAGAACGGCGAGGCTCTCAACCACATGGGGGAGAACGTCGCAACTCTTAGCAAGATGATGAAAGGCGATGCGACCGCCGCAGCCGAGGTTCTGACAACGGCGATGAACCAATACGGCGTATCGCTCGACGATCCTCTTGCGGCCTCCGACCGTATGTGGGAAATGATGAACACAATGGCCGCTGCCGCACGTGAGGGTTCTGCCGAGCTGCCCGCAATCAAGGTGGCTCTTGAACAATGCGGTATGGCCGCGAAAGCCGCCGGAGTTTCCTTTGAGGAGACCAACGCCTCCATACAGGTTCTTGACAAGGCGGGCAAGAAAGGTTCGGAGGGCGGCGTGGCTCTGCGCAACGTGATGTCTACACTCGCGCAAGGCCGCTTTCTGCCAAAGGATGTGCGCGAGGAACTCGCCGCAGCCGGGATAAGTGTAAACGACCTCACCGACAAATCAAAGTCTCTTGCCGAGCGTCTACAGGTACTCAAACCCGTAATGGCCGACGACGCTCTTTTCAGCAAATTGTTCGGCAAAGAGAACTCCGCCGCTGCAATGGCTCTCGTGCAGGGCGTTCCAAAGGTTCAGCAATGGACGGAGGCCATAACAGGCACGACCACCGCCATAGACCAGAGCCGTATTATAATGGACACCTACAACGAGCGGTTGGCGCGGGTACAGGCGAAGTTCGACGACATAAAGATTTCCATATTCAACTCCTGCGGCGACCTCGGTATATGGACGCAGGTCGTGGCGGGTGCGCTCGTGCCGCTCTCCCAACTCGTGCCGCTGATCTACGGCGCGGCAAAGGCGGTCATCTTTCTGCGGAGCGTGAATTTCAAAGGCGCGTTCACAGGCGTTGTCTCCTCGATACGGAACGTTGTCGCGGGGCTGATGATGCAGAATATAGCCATAACCGCGTCCGGCGGCTATTGGCTCGCATTCAAGGTTCTCGCGCAGAACGTGTGCCGCTCAATAGGTGTCGCCATTATGAACATCCCCATTGTCGGGTGGATAGCCGCCGCCATTGCCGCAGTCATAGCCATAATTCAGCAGCTTTGGGATAAGTGCTACGGCTTCCGCGTGGCTGTCTTTACCGCGTGGGAGGGCATCAAAGCCCTGTTCTCCGCTTTGTGGGAATGGCTGTCCGGGCTGTGGCAGAGAATATCCGCGTTTTTCGTCGGCCTGTGGAACGGCATAAAGTCAATGGCACAGAAAGTCGCCAACGTCTTTATGGCCGTGGTAAACAAAATCCGCTCATTCATAGCCGCGATCCGCAACTTTGTCGTTAAGGTAGTCAATGCCGTGGTCGAAAAGGTGAGCGCGATATGCAAGCCGCTCGTTACCGCTTTCAAGAATGTAGCCAACGCCATAAAAGGCTTCTTCGGCAAAATCATTGACTGGGTGCGGGATAAGTTCTACGCTCTGATAAACTGGTTCATCGACAAATACAACTGGATAGCCTCCAAACTCAACTTCGACAAGATAGCCCGCCTCGGACGCGAAGCCGCAGACCGCTCTTGGGCGGCAGACCACCCGGAGCAGCCGGACGATGATTCTTCCGGCGGTGGAAACGGCAGCTCCGATCCCGTCGGTAACGGAGGTGGGCTTGGCGGCGGTTCACCAATCGGCAATGCCCTCGGCAGTGTCGGCGGCAGTGCGTCGAAAGAGACCGACCGTGTCAAGAATATAAACATCACCATTGACCGCCTTATCGACAAATTCACCATAACGACCAACAATCTCTCCGAAAGCAAGGAGAGGATAAAGGATGCGGTGGCCGAGGCTCTTCTTTCGGCTGTCAACGATGCAAACTACGCTCTATAATACAGACCATGCAGGAATACAAGTTTGAAATAATCAATGCCCGGTTCATAGCGTCCGGGGTGGCGATACAGGCAAAGGGACTCGCTTACAGGCTGCGACCTAACAAAGGGAGGGACGCGCAGAAAAACGAGGACTACAAGCTCGGGACGCTGCCAGGCTACGCGATGGGCGGCGGCACTACCGAGGGGGGCGCGGCTATCAACAAGGCCGAGGAGAAGTGGAGCGGGAGCGGCGACTATTGGCTTGGCCGCACGGCTCTGACGGACATGGTGGTGAAAGTGCCGGGGGAGGGTCTGCTTCTGATCAACGACGCGACGGTGAACGTTAGCCTGCAAAAAGAGGTGGTGAAGACCGCGCTTGTAGGCAGCGCCGGAACGATAAAGGAGTATATCACCGACGGCGACTATCAACTGAGCATAAGCGTGGGGATAGTCGCCGTGGACGACGAGGGGCGCATCTGCGACCAATACCCGGAGCGGGCTGTGGCGCAGCTGCGGGAGATAATGGAGAGGCCGGAGGCACTGGAGGTGAGCTCGGCGTTCCTTGACCTGTTCGGGATAAGCCATATAGTCGTGACCGGGTTCTCGGCAAAGCAGATGACGCACTCTAACAGGCAGGTGATAGAGATAACGGCGTTGAGCGACACCGAGTATGTGATAGAATCAACCGATTATTAACCGACGTTCAAACACCTTTCAAACGATGAACGGACTTACGACATACGAGAACTGCGGCGACCTCGCCATAGAGGGCGGAGGCTGCATCGTGGCCGGGACGGAGGCGCAGACGATAGAACACGTTCTTGTGGCTAACCGTGGAGAGTGGCGGGAACACCCGCTGCTCGGCGGGGAGATCCGCAAGATGCAGCACGGCCTTGCCGGGAGGATGTGGGCTGCGCGTGCGCGGCAGATGTGCCGCGAGGCGGGAGTGGCCGTGAACCGGGTAACGGTGAGTGATAACGGAAAAATCACGGTGGAATGAAGACGACGGCGAGAGAGGGGCAATGCCTCGTTGACATAGCGTTGGCGGCGACAGGCTCGGTGGAGGGCGTGTGGGCGTTGGCTCTGCGCAACGGAATGAGCGTAACAGGGGAACTCGGCCACGGCACGGAAATAGCGTGGGAGGCCGGGGACGTGACGGACGCGAGGGTTGCGGAAAAGTACGCCGCCGAGGGTATATGCCCGGCGACGGCAGTAAGCGAAAAGACGCTTGCCGGGCTGCTCGACCGACCTGTTATAATACAAGTCCCGGACTACATGACAATCAAGGCCGACCCTGTGAAGAAACAGCAGACAAGGGCTGCGGTGTTCACAGGCGCATTCACGGCGGCATTCTCGTAAGGCGCGAAAGGAGAGAAAACAGACGCATTACAAACAACATCATCATAAACAGACAATATGAAACAGGACTGGAAGCCCGACGAACTGCGGGCAACGTCGGCAGAGATCCGCGAGGCGGTGATGCCGAAATCAATCACGCCGGAGATGGTAGGCGGGACACTCGCAGGTCTCACCGAAGCCGTGGCCGAGGTGGTGGAGACCCTCGGCGAGATACCGAGGGAACATGTGCGTGTAGAGGTTACGGCTTGCGACGGCCAAAGCAAAGTCAGTGCCGAAGGAGCGACAGTGCGGCTTGACGTGTTTGCCGTCGGCGGCTTCCCCTGCACGGCAATGCCACGACAGGAACTCACGGCAGATGCGGACGGCGTGGTGGAGTTTGACGTGCCGCACGGCTTCAAATATGCGGTCTCGTCCCATATAGACGGCCTCGGCGCATCGTTCCAACTGGTGTTTGACGCTGTGGCGGAGCAACGCGACGTGAGACTGTGGAACTTCCCTGTGGGGGTATGGGCACTCGGCCATACCGATCTCGCCCATTATAGCGATGACGGTTGGGAGGATGAATACTACACAGCGATACCATTCGTTACTCCTATGAGAATGGAGGAGGTGCCGGAAGAAATATATCTTTGGGCGCAAGACTCCGAAAAATATCCTCAAAGCGAGGGATGGTGGTATATAGGCGTTCTTGTATCAACCGCCGAAACGACATTTGCCATAGGCAAAAACAACCTTTCGGATGGAACAATGGGGTGGTGCGACAGCCGCGATTGTAACACTCTTTTCCCGCTGATTGATTATCATGTTCAGAAGCGTTACTATCCATGGGATTCTGAAGCGGCAGAAAAGCAAGCCCGTGCAGATATGGACGGCAATATGAACACTGCAAAAATACTCGCTTTCAGCCCGACACACACGGCAGCGCGATGGGCAGCCTCGTCGCCGTCGGACTATGACGAGCAACGGTTCCTTCCGTCGTCGGGACAACTGTATATAATGTGGCTGAACCGCACAGCGATTAATGCTATAATACAGCAATACATGGATGCCGGAGAGGAGGGTTTTAACCTTTTGCCTTATCAGAATGACAAGGGACAATGGCAGACCCCTAACGCTGTCTCTTATACACATCTCCGAGCCCACGAGACACTGAGCGATCTC